CGGCAGGTAATCGTCGGCCGGGGCGCAGTAGATGACCAGCGGCTCTTCGATAATGTTGAAATCCATATCGGTGCGCACGCCGGCGAACTGCGCCGGGCGGTCCAGCGACGGGCTCTTGCCGAAGGTCTCGTAATCGTGAATGTAGAAAGTATTCTGTCTATCGTTGTCTTTCACTGTCGGGGGTTGTCCGCGTATGTTGTTTAACGTACCGATTTAAAAGTATTTTTTAGCGCTTTAACTGCCTTGTTTGTCCATTCTTGCATAAGACTGTATTCACTTGTTTGCCTTCGTCCATGTGCTATTGTGTACAGGTTTGGTACATAACCTTAAATCAACTGCGTACAAAAAATTATTATGGCTCTCAGCGATACAAAACTGCGCTCACTACATGGTAAACCATATTCGGGAAGTCCTGAAGTCTCCGATGCCGATGGGCTTAGCGCCCGCATTTCGCCCAAAGGGGTGATCAACTTTCAGTTTCGATACCGGTGGCATGGCAAAGCCCAACGATTAGGGATTGGCAGGTATCCTGCCGTCGCTTTGAAAGAGGCTCGTGCAATCACATCAGAGCTGCGCACCCTCTATGACCGAGGGATAGACCCACGCCAATATTTTGATAAAAGCGGAGATATCGGCAACAGGGCAACGGTGAAGGACTGTTTGAATTATTGGAAGGAAAACTACGTTGATGTCTCGCTTCGTGAGAACAGTAGAGAGCTGTATAAATCGACTGTCATTAAACGTTTAAGTGATGCTTTTGAAGGGCGTCCAGTAGCAGAGATTACCGTTAAGCAATGGGTTGATTTGTTTACTCAAGAGGAAAGGGAAAACAGTAGGCGGGCGCGTCAACTACTTGTCCAGTTGCGTTCAGCGATGGGGTGGTGTATCCGTCGGCATTTTATACCCGATTGCTCAGTAATGAAGGTTGAGCCTCGTGACGTGGGGAGCCGTTCTGAAACCGGGGATAGAATTCTTACTTACTTTGAGCTGGCAGAAATTTGGATCGCAATAGAGCGCAGCAGAGCGTCCACTTCAAATAAGCTTTTGCACCAAATGCTCATGCTCTGGGGAGCGCGATTGTCCGAGTTGAGGTTATCTGAACGGCATGAGTTTGATCTGAGGGAAATGATCTGGACTGTACCAAAAGAGCACAGCAAAACAGGAAAGGAAATCCGGCGTCCGATCTTCAAGCAAATTGAGCCGTTGCTGGAAAAGGCAATGCTGACGTATGACAAGGTTCTTTTCCCAGGGAATCTGATCACGGAACCTCTAACGATCTCTGCGGCCAATCGTTACATAAAACGCATTCGGGAAGGTTTGGATATAGGGTATTGGCGTGCGCACGATTTCCGACGGACGTTGGTGACACGCCTTTCAGAGGAAGGGGTAGCCCCACACATTACGGAAAGAATGCTGGGGCATGAGCTGGGTGGGGTGATGGCCGTCTACAACAAACACGACTGGATAGAAGGGCAAAAGGAAGGGTATGAGATACATGCCGATAAGCTTTTTTGGCATGTTAAGAAGCTTTCTGGTTGATGCCGCCGTTGAGTATCCACTGATTAACCGCACTCTCTAAATATGCTTTTGGGTGAGTGCGAACCGGCTTAGGGAAACAGTGTTTGTTCTGGTAGGTGTACATGGTCGATCGTGACGAAATGCCAAGCTTCGCCATGACCTCCTTTTCAGGGATCAGGTTGATATCTTGCATAGTTACCTCGGGAATGCTGGTGGGTTATTCTGCTGCTGAGAATAGGCGCTGATAAATTGCGGAAACATACTTCGCCTGATGGATAGCATCGGCTAATGCGTTGTGGCGCTCGCCGTCAAACGGCATATCACGCTTGGGATCAAAGCCAACTACGCGGCCAAGCTCAACGATAGTGCGCACGTCCCTGTCGTTGTACCACTCCCACGGCAACGGAACGCATTCACGCTGGTAAGACTCACGCAGGATCACGTTATCGAATACAGCGCCGTTCCCCCATACGCGCAGGCTACGAGGATTGGCGACATTGGCCCGGATAAACTTATTCAGGTCATATAACGCAGATAGCAACGACGGTGCACCGTCAACGCAGATAGCCGCGCGAGCTTCGCTGCTTTGCTTCATCCACCAAATAATCGTATCGGCGTCAGGTGTCGCCTTACCGGCCATGACGCTTTGCAGGTCTACGGCGGTGTAGAACTGCTCGCCAAGCTCTCCGCTGTGCGGGTTAAAAAGCACAGCGCCGATAGTCAAGATAGGGGCGCTGGGCTTCTTACCCAGCGTTTCAAGGTCAAGCATTAAGTGGTTCATTAATTTTTCTCCGGCGTGGCTTGAGCTGGCGGTGCGGTCATTACAATTTTCAAAGCCTCATATAGACAACTTTTCAGATGATTGAATTGATGCCCATTGAGCGGTCCATACTTAGTCAGGGTATCGTGTAATTTCCATGCGGCATCGTTGACCACGGAAGACCCGATGTCGGGAATTGCTGGCGCTGGCGGGGCGGTGAAAAGCTCGGTGCCATGCAGCAGGTCTTTGCCTCCGTTTTGCCAGCAGATGCCGCCGCTTGCGGCTGGGCGACGGTCAACCAGCGCTACCGGCTGCGCCTCCCGGTTAGCCAACACCTCGTTGATTAACTCAAACTCTGTACCGGAGCGCGGATTTTTCAGTCGCTCTATCAGCCATTCAGTCGTTAGTGTCATGCATCCCCCTTAGCCTGCCGTTGGTTTTTCTTCTTGCCCGAGAGTTGAGTTCTAATTTGGTCTGTCATTTTCTTGAGCGCCGCCATTTCTTCTGGCTCTAACCCATCCTTGCACGCACCGGCGTCCATCCAGCCATCGGCATTCATGAAAACGTGTTCAGCTTCCTTGTCTGTGAGTTTTATCGTGACCATCCTACTCATCCCCCTCTACGGTGAAGCCCTGCTTTTTCAGCAGCGCGACTTGCTCAAGCCGGTTGGCGTTCCAGCCTTTAACGTGGCCGGTGTCATAATCATCTTCACCCGCCCATAGTGTCCGTTCATCAGTCAACCGCACCGGCGTAGCCAGCTTGGCGCGGAGAGATTCATTTTCGAGAACTATGGCCTGCGCAGCTTTTATGGAATCGTAATCACCATGCACGAAAAGGTTTCCATTCCCACTGCCGACGCCCATAGTCATTGCTGTTTTTGCTTCCAGCTCGGCGATGCGCTTATCCTTCGCTTCCAGCTCTGCCAGCAGGGCGGAGACGTACTCTTGCGAGTAGACCGCATCGCCTTTTGCCTTCCCCACGCTTTCTGCGATAGCCACTACATCCGCGTTCTCTTCGAAGTAGTAACGATCGTGGTGATGTATTTTCCACGCCACCGGCTTGCTCAGTTCGCTCAGCTTATTGTCCATCAATCACCCCAGTACGTTAGTTCTTCGCGCACCGCGTAGTCTGCGTCAGCCTGGTTATGGAGCATGTCTAACTGTTCCGCGATATCCACCGCCACGGTAATGGCCGCCTGAGCACGGCAGAAATCGCGATGTGCTTTTCTGGTCATGCCCCAATTGGCGGTAGCCTTGCGCCAAGCTCGGTTGGCATACTGCATCTGTGTCTTGCTCATAATGCTTTCTCCTTAGCCTCGTCAAAGAACTGGAACGGCTCACACGATGATGCGCAGCCGTCTCCGTCGTCTGGGTTGGTTTTGGTCAGATAGATAAGCCGCTGTCGGTCTTCAAGCTGAGCATCGGCGATAAGCTGATCAGTGTTGCGCTTCCTGCGCCACCAGGTGTGGCCGCTAACAGCTTTCACCATGCCGTGCTTCAGCTCCATCTCGCGATTCCACGCGAACCACTCCGGGTGTTCGTGGGCGATCAGATATAGCTTTGCGTCGCTCTTCTTGAAACACGTCAGGCAGTTGCCATGATGCGGTGGGATATTCAGCTTGAACGGCATTGCGTCCCAGAAGTCGTTCACGTCCTGCTTGTCGAAGCCGCCCCAATGGCAAAGCGGATAAACGAGGTTGTAGCGTTTGGCTGCATCCTTGTTCGGATCAGCGCGCTGCGGTTCATCAGCCCGCATGCCGATCGCCGTCTTTGCTGACCAGCCACGTCGAGCCAAGCCCACTTCACGCATCCATGAGCGGATCGTCTGGGTTTTAAGGTAATCGCTACATTTTTGCCTGGAGACGTTGGGGATTCCTTCGACGCTGATTAACTGCTCAAACGGCTCACCGTTACGCGCTGCGGTTTCGAAATTAACCACTCTGTGACGCATGCCGACACCCGGCGATGGGCTGGTGATACCCTCCAGCCACACGACATTCAGCCCGAAATGCTTATCGCACTGATCGATAAACTTCAGCGTCTCTTCATGCTCACGCCCGGTATTTGCAAAGACAAAATGAAAATCGAAGCAGTCGGCGTAGTTCTGCAGCAGGAAATCGCACATGAATCCCGACGACTGGCCGCCGGAGAAGCTGACAACCATCGGCTCTTTCTCTGGCATCACTGGGCGCTCTTTCATTTGGCCTCCCGGTGTTGTGCCGGGATAACTCCATCAACCGGCAAACACTCATACTGAGGTGGCAACCCTTGCTGGTGGATATCAGCAAGACAATTAGAACGGTCTGGATATACCCAGCCCTGCGGAACGTAGTCGCAAGGCTGGTAGGTGTAGCAGACGAGAAGAAATAGGCCGAACATGTGGCACCCCTGAAAAGATTATTTATCTATTACGCCGTTGTAATCATTGTGGGTAAGCAACAGCCAATTATGGCCGTCGTCTTTTGAAAGTAAGCGCCAGCGTTTATTTACACGAAAGGTCAGGTACTTTTTGCCATAGGTTCTTTTGGGGAATAATCGACCGGCACGGAACTGTTTTAATTTTTCCAGCGCCTTCGCAGTAATCCACAAAGGCGCATTATTCAGGTTGATGCTCATTGATCTTCACCACTCGCAACCTGGGGGTGTTGCTGGCGGTATTCGTTGAGAATGGTGTTGATTTCTTCTCGGGTTCCAGGAAGGAGCAGTAGGACGTCCCCCTCTTCACGAACCATTGGCGCAGCATCATAGAGCAGTTCACAGAGTCGGCGGGCGCGGGTAGCGTTGAATTGTGGCTGGGCGACACTCTTAGTGATTTTTTTCTTACCGGATTCTTCGGCCTTTTTCATCAAGCGCGCGGCTTCACGGTCGGCATATACGCCATGCTCGCGGTTAATTTGAATAGCCAGGGCATAGTTAATGGAACCCGCGCGCACAAGGCTCTTGATATAGGGGCTGCATTCCTGCAATTGCAGGTGCTGGAGGATATCGGACTCGGAGCGCTTAACTTTCTTTGCGATCTCCGCGTTAGTCCACCCTTGATTTACCAGCCGTTGGTAGGCTGCGCCGCGCTCGATAGGGGTAAGTGCCAGGCCTTGCGAACTGGTGACCATGAAGGCGATTTTATCGGCCTCAGTACCCACAAAATCCTTACACTCAAGACGCGCCACCTCATGCCCGGCTTCACTTGCCAACAGCGCACCGTGGAAGCGGTGGTGACCGTCGATAACCTTCACGCCTTGCTCGGTCACTTCAACCGCCAGTGGTGGTATATATTCCCCCGCAATAAACGCATCCCTAAACTCTTCAACGTGCGCCTGATTTAATTCGCGAACGTTATAGCCATCTTCAGCATAAATTTCATTGAGTGGAACCAGAAACGTTTTGCGGGTAGTGATATCGGAACCGATGCTTTCTTTTGCAGAATAACGCTGACTTAAAGTTGCCATAATTATCTTCCATTCTGAGGGGGTGAAAATGCTTCACTATGCGCCACACACGGCGGCGCATAAGACTGCACTTTATTTAATTGAGCCTTCATAAACCGGGATGATTTCGAGCTGGTTTTCCAGGTCTACGACGATCTCAGTAAAAGCGTGCTCAACGATTTTTTTTGGTTCGATAAGTTCGTACCAAAGTGCTAAGCCGCCGTCTTTCAGGCGGTAGCGGATACGGGCTTCAACCTGGTAACGCACACCGTTGTGGAATGGTGCGATAGCCAGGCTGATTTTTTCCGGCAGGGAGGTGTTACCACTTCCTGATTTTTCATCGCTATAGCTCATTTGGAACGTGCCATCTTGCAGGCGACGCACCGATTTGAATTCAGCTTTGCGGGTTTCTTGGAACGCCAGCACCATTTCCAACAACGCCGTACCAGATGGGCCTTTGTAGTCATCGCTGACCGGCGCGATGTCTTGGATGTGGTTTTCGAGGAACTCGGCAAAGTCAGTCTGGTTCATCGCGCGCTTATCGCGTGCTGCCCATTCCTGCCATTCATCGGAATACGGACAGTCGTAGACAGCGCGATGGTTTGCCCACTCTGGTGAGTATGCCGCAGAGTGGTAATCCAGTACGGCCTCAATGCGGGTTTGCGATTTGTCGGCGAAGATTGCAGTACGCTGATCAGCGAATTTTTTAACGTAGGCAATCAGCGAGGACGCCGAAAGAAGACGTACCGCCTGACGAATCAGCGAAGGTTGAAGCTGAAAATGCTCGAGCGTTTGTACTTCATGGTTGTCAGGAACCACAGCTACCGGGATATCCGTTTTTGGCGTGAACGCGGTCAGTGCCAATTCCTGAATTTCGCGTACTGAGCCATTAGCGAGGCTTGTAAGTTCTTGCATGCTATTTTCCTTAATTAATATTAACGTTGCTGCCTAAATTAATTAGCCGTGGGCTTGCAGCTTAATAGGCGCTGCAGCGGGGGCTGTATCAATGACTTTCAAATCCATTTGCACTTGAGATGGATCATCACGCATTAAATCGCCGTCGGCGGTTGAGAACATAATGGTGTCAGCCCGATCCAGTTCAGGAATGGATTTCTTGACGTTCGGGGTGATTTTCATCGTGTTCTCGTCGCGGCTGTTCAACATCTGGCAATTAATCGTCAACGTAACAGCGCCTTTCTTGCCGGTTTCGCGAACCATTTTAATAACCTCGGCCAGAGCTTCGGTAAGCTCCTGGTCTAAGGTGCCTTTGTTGATATAAGCCAGCTGCTGGCTAAAGGGAGTGCATTTGCTTTCAGACATACTATTTCTCCTCGTCACATACAGAGAAGAACTCGGGCCGGGTGACGCCCTCCACGGTTAAATGGATGCCTGAATTCTTCTCTCTATGAAAAAGGGCGGCTCGCCTACGAACATTATCTTCATCCTCCTTTGGGTTGGTTGAAGCTCGGCGGCCGCCAAAGACTACACACAGCAGAGATTTAGAGCGGGTGACCTTTCTGGCAGAGGATTTTGCGCAGACGGGCAAAGAAGGTGAGGCGAACTGCCTGCACGGATGGGACAACGCGCATACCGTCTACAACGATTGTGTTAGCATTGTGGTTGATCATGTTGAATCTCCGTTCTACTGGTCAGGCCCCGGCAAAGATTGGCGTCTGCAGCCGGGGCTATTTATTTCAGAAGTACCAGCGGGCGTAGCTATTCAGCAGGCTGGCTTTATTGCAATTACCATAAGCCTTGAATGCTCGGCGACGCTGTGAGCGCAATTCCCGGCGTGCTCGGCGGCGAATGCGGTTAGTCAAAACAATTTTGCGCATAGATAGTCCTGCTATTGCGCCCCGTAGGGCGCGGTGGGTGTTAGCTGGCTAGCCACTCGTCATAGGTTTTCAGCGGCTTTCCGGTCATAAATTCATTGCCTTTACCGTCGTCAGCGCAGGCAAGGTAAATCTGATATTCGCTGTCGTTGTCACCGCGCGCTTTGGTCTGCCAATTCGCGTTTTGTTCGAGTTGCATCGTGTAACCCTCTGCTGTAGTGGTTTTATGCCTACCGCCCCAAACTGGCAGCGGCAGGGTAAATCCACTCTTTCCCTAAAGAACGTTACCGGTCGATCCCTCTCGGGGCCGGGGAGTGATTGCATCGCTCACCCCGTGGCGTGTTGCCTGTTGGCTTCCTGCCTTACCCGTAACGTTTGCGGCGGTGTTTTGCTGGTGGCGTTCCGGGTTGATGGAGGTAATTTATCTCAAAGATAAATAATGGTAAATAGCAAAATGATAAATACGTTGCTGTTGGAGGGGGTTTTTATGGTAAATACCTGAAGATAAATGATAAATAATTTTATCAAATTTTCTGCGGACGAAAAAAAACCAGCTAAAAGCTGGCATTTTTATGCGGAGGTATGGGGGCTTTAACCTAAGCGTGAGTATTCCATTAGCCACTTGCCTACGATAAAGCCTTCAATGCGGAACTGGTCTTCATTACTGCTATCGATCTCCCACTTTTCGTAGGAGGAATTATCGCTGATGACTAACAGCTTATCTTTGACCATTTGCAGCCTTTTGATATGCGATGCTGCGCCATATGTAAACGCATATATCCCATCACTCTTGAAAGATCGGACGGTGATGTCGATCACTACCAGTTCGCCTGGCGATATAGTTCCTTTCATACTGTCGCCAGATGCGGTTGAAATCTTCAACGATTCTGCTGGTCTGCCGCCAAACATCCGCTTTGCATATTCCGGATCAATCTCAATAGACTGAACTATATCAGGATAATCATTGTTCATATGGCCACTCCCACAACTATGCTCTGAATCCAACAGCTCTATCCTGTATGGATGATCAGTATAATTGCTTCCGACAGTATTTAGGGTGAAATTATTAGTCGGATAGGGTGACTGCCCTGGTTCTTTGTTGTGTGGTGCTTCTACAACGTCATGAGGCACGTCTAGCCATCCATGACGCAATGACAAACTCTTCTCTATCCTACGCGCAACGATATCGCCGACATTCCGTGCCGGTGTTCTGCTTGTTAGTTGACTTAGCTGCGCAGGCGGCAAGCCCGCCATCTCAGCAAACTCAGCTTTCGTTTTACCTGCCTGAACATAACTGTCCATCAGATCGCGCAAGTTATTGCGTCGTATGTCTTTAGTTTCCATTCCTAGATGTTCCCATCTATTAGCAAAATGATAAATATGCGCAATGATAAATTTTGCTTGCATGGTATTTATCACAAAGATAAACTCACTTTATCTTTAACCAAGAAGGTAAATTTGATGAGCAACGATTTACTCCGCTGGAGGCAGTCAGCTTCAAAGGGCGATTGGAAACGTCTTGCTCAGCTCTCTCGTACTACTACCGGGTATTTGGACCAGATCGCTTATAGCAATCGCCGCGCCTCTCCCGATATGGCTGAGAGAATTGAGATGGCTACCCGTGAATTTCCTGAAATCAAGCCTGTTTCAAAAGAAGTTTTGGTGTTTGCGGTTTTGAAAGAGAAGGCCGCGTAACACCTGATGTAACGAAGTATGGCCTAAAGGTCAGTTGAACGTAACCACAGCCCGAGGAGTACAACTGTGTCACAGCAAAAAACGCCGGACTGGCAGGCAGAAAAACAGCCTGAATGGGTGGTCAGTGTCGCCCGCAAAATTATCACTGGTCTGCCTGGTGGCTATGCTGAGGCTGCACAGTGGCTGGGGGTTACGGAAGACGCGCTGTTTAACCGTCTTCGCCCGAACAGCAACCAAATTTTCCCGATCGGCTGGCTCATGGTTTTACAGCAGGCTGGTGGCAATACCCACTTTGCCGACGCTGTATCCCGCCAGTCTCGCAGCGTGAACGTGCGACTGCCCGAAGTTGAAGACGTTGATCGAGACGACATCAACGCCAAGCTGATGGAAGCGATTGAGTACATCGGCAAGCACT